CGCGTCTGGCTGGTCGGTACCACCGGCATCGGCAAGACACTGCTGGCGCACGCCATCGCCGGGGCGGTCGCCGCCGGGGCGGACTTCTGCCACTGGCAGTGCGAGCAGGCCACAAGGGTGCTGATCATCGACGGCGAGATGTCGGTGGACGGCCTGCAGAGCCGCCTGCGGCTGATGCAGCAGCACCAGCCGGGGATCGATCCCCACATGCTGCTCTGCTTCTCGCTGCAGGATCAGGACGCCATCGCCGCCCAGTTCCCGCACCTGCTCAAGCCAGCTGTGCTGAACAGCCCGGAGGGCATCGACTGGATCATCGAGCTGATCAAGCTGTGCTCGCCGGGCATGGTGGTGTTCGACAACGTCATGTCCCTGCTGGCCGGGAGCATGAAGGAAGAGGATACCTGGGAGCCAGCCAAGCCGCTGGTGCAGTATCTGACCAAGTTGGGCATCGCTCAGATGTGGCTCGATCACACCGGCTGGAACGCGAACCGGCAATACGGCACCAGCACCAAGGGCTGGATGTTCGACGTGGTGGCGGTGCAGCAGCCGCTGGACGACGAGGCAAAGGCCGCGCTGGGACACGGCGAGACCGGGTTCACCCTGGGCTTCGACCCGCCCGCCGGCAAGGCACGCAACCGCCATCCCGATCGCTGGGAGGACTTCGCCCAGGTCAAGCTGGTGCTGCTGCCCAAAGGTATGGGCTGGTCGCACGAACTGCTCGACCCGAAGGCCGACGCCGTTGCCAAGGCAAAGGCCAAGGCAGCACCGAAGCCCTACGCCCAGCGGTTCCACAAGTCGCTGCTCGATGCCCTGGTGTCTCGTCCTATGAGACCAGGCGAAACCACCAGGGCAGCATGGCAGGAGGAATGCATCCGGGTTGGCCTGGTGCCGGAAAGCTATGCCGGGGAGACCGGGATTGAGGCATCGAAGCGACTGCAGCGGTTCCGCACCGCCCTGGCTGACCTCGTGGCCGCCCAGTGGATCAGCTGCGACGGGTCGCTCGTCAAAGACCTTCGGCAGAGCTACTCGTGACGCGGCATTCGGCAAAAAAGGGGTTTCGGTCACCTTCGTCACGCGCGTCACGCTCCCCTATAGGGGGCGTGACGAGTGACGAATCGTCACGGTGACGCGTGACGAACCAGAAAAGTGAGTGACGACAACGCGTGACGCGCGTGACTTAAAGTGGCGTGGGTATATACAGTTTTCATCTTCGTCACGTTATGAATTTTTGGCTGTTTTCCGTCGTTTTTGCCGTCTACAACAAACGGGCCACACGGTGCTTCCGACACACCGTGCAGCCCTGAGCAGAACCCGCTGACCAAGGAGCGAGCCATGCCTAAACACAGAACTACCACGACCGCCGAGACCTTCCATCTTGCCGGCGACACCGCAACCCTGGCGTGCAACCTGGCCAAACAGCTGATGCGGAACCGCAGAGACCCCATGGCCGTCCTGCTCGGCCCGGTGATCTGGAGCATCCCAGAAGGCAGCGACCAAAAACGCTGGTATTTCATCGTGGCCTACGGTCGCAGCGGCAACCCAAAGTTCCAGCTTGAGCAAATCTTCGGCCCACTGGATGCCGTGCAGCAACTCAGAACGGCCCTGCTGCTCGCGCTGGTCGAACACCGACCCATCACCATCCACGAATGCGGCAGCGAACTGCTTCTGGCGCAGTGGATGACCGCACAATTCCCCGGTAAGCGCTCGACCACACTGCTGGAAAATGTCCGCCGTGAACAAGCGGCTTGGCTGGCAGGAGAGCGCGACCATGCCTGACCGGAAACCTACCACCCTCCGATGTGCCGTCGATGCAGAGGACTGGAGCGCTCTCGCCAGATGGCTGGAGCGTCGCGCCATCGATTCACCCGCCGAGTCCGACTTCGCAAGCTTGCTCCAAGCCGCCGCGACCTATCGACTGGTCGCCATGCAGCAGGAGACCGCCGACCTGCACCAGATCGTCCGCCAGCTGAACGAGCGACTAGCCAAGCTGGAGCGAGGCTAATAATATTGCGTGCTGATGCCGTCAGACCTCATTGTCGGACCTGCTAGGTCGTCGTCCTCAAGGCGACAGGCCGCAAGCCTGTGGAAGCCGGGTCAATCGGGCAATCCCAAGGGACGCCCAAAGGCCACGGACGACCTACCTTCGCTGGCCCGTGAGCACACCAAGGAGGCCGTCCAGCGCCTCGTGGCTATCATGCGTGCCGACGACGACGGACGCGCCCTGGCAGCCATCCAGCAGCTGCTGGACCGTGGCTGGGGTCGACCGATCACGCCGATCGTCGACGAGACCGAGGGCACGTCGCTCACGCTGCTCCACCTCATCGCCGCGCGCCGCGTGGGCGAGGTGCTCCAGGCTGCGATGGAGGGACAGACAGCGAACGACTCGGGCGAGACCAAATCGGGAACGATCGACTACACCCAGCCGGCGCTGGAGTAGCTGCTCAAAACACCAGCCGACTTTTGAGCAATGGCCCGATCGCGTGACCGGGCCTCTTCGCTCATGCCGCCTGCTTCCTCATGCTGTCCAGCCGGCCCAGCGCTTCGGCCAGCAGGCACCGGGCGTCGAGGATCTGGCCGTAGCCGATCGCGCTGATGGCGCCATAGCTGACCAGCCGCAGGCTCGCCATCGCCTGCTCCAGCTTGGCGGCGATCGCCTCCAGGTCGCGCATGTCGCTCATCACGCGACCTCCGCTTCGTCGTCATATGCCTCGATATCGAACAGGTCCTCGCTGCTGTAGGGTTCGATCTCGGCGTCGCAGCTGGGGCAATAACTGCTGCTGACCACCAGCATCTCGTCTGCGAACTCGTGGTCGCAGTCGTCGCAGATGTAGTGGTTGCGGAATACGCGGACGGGCTTGAGCATCGGGGTCTCCTGTGTTTCGCTCGACACAGGGAACATACACACGAGGCTTGACATAATCAAGTGGTGATCGTATGTATCAGGTGTCGAGCAACACAAGGACACAGACTATGGACATCCAGGCACACGAGGAATGCACCGGCCTCGCCCCACGGGGCGAGCGCTGGTATGCGATCGACCACGATACGTTCGACGGTGCCCCTGACGGCAACAACCGCGAGGGCCGCGGCTCATCCGCCAAGGCGGCGGTGATGGACCTGATCGAGTGCATGCTAGACAACGGCGAGATCGGCCACGACGAGTGCCGCGAGCTCTTCCGCATCTACCTCATCGACCCGAGGGAGGTCGGATACGATGGCTGAGATGCGCGTTGCCTCGGTCTGCTCCGGTATCGGTGGCGCTGAACTGGCATTGACCCGCCAGATGCGTGACCTGACCGGCCATCGCAATGGGCGGCTGGTGGCCGTCGCTGTCGCCGGACGTTCTCACGAAGGCAGGGCGCTATGGCGCTGTCTCTGCGACTGCGGAACCGAGCGCATCGTCCAGGCGAACAATCTGACAAGGGCGAGCGGTTCGCAGTCCTGCGGATGCTTAAGAAGCGAGGCGTCGCAAGCTAGGCTCAAGCGGGATGGAGCCTGGAACGATGGCAAGAGCTATTCCATCAACAACGGCCAGCACTGCTACCGCACACGCCATTCATGGGCAAAAGCTGCTCTGCGGCATTACGGCAACAAATGCCAGCGTTGCGGCTGGGGCGAGGCGCGTTGCGATGTCCATCATCGCATTCCGAAAGCAATGGGCGGTCTGCACACGATAGCGAATGCGCTTGTGGTTTGTCCGAACTGTCACCGCGTAGAGCATGAAGGGTCGGCCAAATGAGAGCCGCATCATGTTTTTCCGGCATCGGTGCCGCTGAACTGGCACTGCCCGAGGCGCAGTGGCTCTGGTCAGCCGAGGTGGACCAATTTGCCAACGCAGTGCGGGCCGCACGTCTGGACGATAACTGCCTGGGCAGTGTGCTGGCCGATGACTTCCTGCAGCGCGCATCTGCATATGGTGGCCTTGATCTGCTGATCGGCGGGCCGCCCTGCCAGGACTTTTCTGTTGCCGGTCTGCGCCAGGGACTAGACGGCGCACGCGGCAATCTCACTCTTAGATGGGTTCAGATCATCCATGCCCTTCGACCTGTTTGGACAGTTACCGAGAACGTCCCCGGCTGGCTCTCGGTCAACGGGGGGCGAGCCTTCGGCGCGTTCATCGCAGGACTGGTGGGCTACGATACCGCCATCCTTCCGCCCAAAGGCGCAGGCGGACGCTGGACCGACGCGGGTATGGTTGATGGACCAGAGGGACGACTTTGCTGGCGCACGCTGGATGCCCAATTTTTCGGCCTCGCCCAACGACGCCGCCGTGTGTTCGTTGTCTTCTGTCCTAGAGGCGGACGCGATCCATCCCAGGTATTATTTGAGCCAGCGAGCCTGCGCGGGGATACTGCGCCGGGCCGCGAAGCGCGGGAAGGAATTGCCCCTACACTTAGCGTCGGCACTCACGGCAGCAGCGGGCATCAATACCGACAGAAAGGAAACGAGGACGCCCTGATCGCCCGCTGCCTGAACGCACACCCGTCGCGCATCGATGGCGAGTCCGAGACGTTCGTCACGCACAGCCTGCGCGCCGATGGGTTCGACGCCAGCGAGGACGGGACGGGGCGCGGCACGCCGCTGGTGGCGCAGGCCTTCGATGCGCGGCAGTCGGACGTGATCCAGTATGGCGACAAGAGTGGCCCGCTGGACACCGATGGGCACACCGTGGCGGTGCAGCAGCGATCAGCGGTGCGCAGATTGCTGCCGGTGGAATGCGAAAAACTACAGGGATTTCCACCGGGCTGGACCGAGGTTGCGTATCGCGGCAAGCCGGCGGCGGACGGTCCCAGATATCGCGCCTTGGGCAATGCGTTCGCGGTGCCGGTGGTGCGCTGGATCGCCCGTCGCATCGTAAGGGAGGTGGGCTACGATGGATGAGAGCGACCGCACCGATCTGCCGTCAGCCTCGACGGCCATCCTGGTGGTGGTCGTCGGCGTCGCCATCATCCTGGCGCTGCTGTTCCTGTTCCAGGTCCTGGTGGTGCGATGATCGGCCTCATCGCCATCTTCCTGGTGGTCGGGCTCACCTGCTGGGCCTGCCTGCACCTGATCAACCGATGATCGCGATGGCAACCAGGGTGTTGCTGCTCCTGGCCCTCTACCTGGGCGCGCTCTGGTTTGGCGGCTACGTGTTCTGGCTGGCAGGAGCCATCAGGTGAGCGAATCTGAACTAGATGCGTTCCTGAGGGCGTTCCGTGACGATTGGATCAAGGCTGGACAGCCTGGGCCATCACTCACGATAGCAATGGTGAAGGAGATCGAGCGCCTGCGTGATGCGCTCGCCGCCGCCCACGCCCTCCTAGCGTCTAGGTGATGCACCAGCCCCACGCCGGATGCCAGCCGCTCCGGTTGTGCCGGTGGAACTCATCGTCGATCCACGCATAGCTCGACGCCGCTTCCGCCACGCCATTGCGCACCGCCACAGCCAATGCCGCACGCACATACTGCGCGTAGCCCACCGAGCCTGACGTCTCATTGTAAAGCTCATTCATGCCGCTTGGGTCGTCGGGCATATGCGGCACGTCCTCCGGGTGCATTGCCACAGCTCGCATCGCCGCCTCGAGCCAGGACAGATAGGTCGGCCCGACCAGCACCTGACCCGCCGCGTGCGTCGTGCCATTGGTGCGTGGTGCCACCTGCCACAGCGCCGGATCTGACTTGTCCACGACCGTCATCACCTCGTTCTGGCACTTGACCGAGAACGGTTCCACGGGCCACGGCCCGCCGGCATAGTGATCGACCGGTATGAACGTGTCGGTCGCGGTGATCGCAGCCGTCAGGTTGCACGTATATACAAGGCCGGTGTTATAGGGACAGGGCGCGGAGCGTGGCCACGCATCGCCGTTGGTCCGCTGGACCTCGGAATCAATCTTCCAGGTCAGCTGTTCGCTCCACTCATCGAAGCCGAGTTGCACGCACATGCCATAGACCAGCGACTCGAACGCACACTGCCAGAACACCGCATAGGTGCCGGACGGATGCGCCGGGGTGCCCTGGCTGCCGCCAAACTGTCTGGCGCGGAACACCGACAGGATCGGGTCCGGATTGGCCATATCCTCCAGCATGGAGGCGCGTACGCCCTCCATGTGCTGGTGGAATACCGACTGGGCCAGCAGCCAGCGCGGTGGATCGGTCGGCGAGGCAACAGCCGCATACAGCTTGTTGCGGAGCGGCCATGCGCCATACCGCCCGGCCCAGGTGTAGCGACCGGATGCCGGCTCACCGATGATCTCGATGTTCGCCTGGAACTGCAGCGCCTCCAGATAGTACGGATCCCCGGTCAGCAGCCACGGCAGGTATGAGCACGCAGGCGAGTGCCCGCTGTCGTAGGTGACGATGCCCTTGGTCATTGGCACGATCGGATCGCCGCCGTTCGGGTAGCTGGTGAGCCTGGGGTAATCGTTGATCAGATCGAGCGGCGCACCCGTGACGGGATCACGCAGGTGCATGCTGATCGTGCCCGACGCCTCGCCCTGCGCCAGCACTGTGCTGGTGTTGTTCCCTTTGCACAACCACTGGGCTGCCCAGCCGGTCAGGATGCCGATGTCTGGCCGGTCGCCGGTCCAGCCCATGCCGGTGACCATGCCAGCAAAGCCCATGGTGGTGTACGTCTGCGGCGCATGATCGGCGATGAACTGCCCGAGCACCGTGCCGTCATAGTGCGGCACCTTGCCCGAGGCGAGCAGTGTTTCACGTGAAACACGCACCGGCCTGGGCGCGGACTGCCAGCGCCAGCGCGCATACCACGGGTGCGACGGGACCGAGACTGTGGCCACCAGTTCGTCGCCATCCCATATCTCGGCCTCGTAGGCGCCCAGGTTGGCTGGCGTCAGCGAGGCGACCAAGGGCACACCGAGCTCGACGACGACCTCTTGCCGCGAGCCATCCGCGTCGGGCCGGAACCACACGGTCAGCCCCGGCAGCGCGTCGTCCTGGCGTGGCGCGCGGTAGCAGTGCTGCACAAACGCCCCGTCCGGGTCGACATAGTCCCCCATGTTCTCGGCCCCCGCCTCCTCGTAGACGGTCTCGCCGGATGCATGCCGGATGACGACCGCCAGCCCCTCGCCCTCGGGCTCTGGTTCCGGTTCAGGCGGCTCCGGTTCGGGCAGGACGTTATCCACCAGCGGCGGTGCCACGCCGCCCCACGTGCCGTCAGGCGGCTCTGGCGTAGGCGGTGTGGGTGTCGTGACCGCGTTCTCCAGAGCCAGCACGCGCGCGTTCAGATCGGCGATCGCCTGCGTGTTGGCCTCGACCTGCTCCTCCAGCGCAGCGACGCGCTGTTCCAGCTGTGGATCGTCCGTTGGCTTGGGCATTGGCGTTCCAGTTGGCGAGAATCCGCCGGTAGTGGCATGTTACCCACAGGGGGAGCCACCCGCTATGTCGATGATGTCGATGCCGCACACGCACGAGGTGCGTTACCGCGAGCTCAGCTACGCGCAGAAGCGGGCGATCCGCGAGCAGCTGGAGGCCTCGTTCGACTGGGACGACGGGAAGTACGCCGATGGCATGTCAGACCACAGCATCGCCGCCGAGGTGGGCATCCCGTGGTCGCTGATCCGCTACGTGCGTGAGCGCGACTATGGCCACCTCGCCCCATGACGCTGCACCTGCAACCTGATATACTGGCGCCAGATACGAGCGATTCTACTTCGGGCGCTGCGTCTCCTCCCAACGACGCACCGCCCGATTTTTCCGCCTTCGACTTCGCTCTACAACGCTACAATCGCGCCCCCATAGCCTTTGTGAGGGAGGTGCTCCTCCAGGAGCCCGATGCGTGGCAGATCGAGGCCCTGCGTGGGTTCGCCAAGGGCTTCACCAGACACAGCATCAAAAGTGGTCACGGTGTCGGAAAGAGCTGCTTGGCTGCCTGGGTGGTGCTGTGGTTCATATGTACCCGTGCGCCCTTTAAGTGTGCCTTAACGGCACCGTCCGCGCCGCAGCTATTCGACGTGTTGTGGCCCGAGCTTCTCAAGTGGATGTCACGCATGCCCGAGCAATGGCAGGCGCTGTGGGATGTGACCACCGATCATATTACCCTCAAATCGGATAAGGAATGTTTCGTCACTGCACGCACGTCCCGCCCCGAGACGCCCGAGGCTATGGCCGGCCTCCACTCCCGCAACATCTTACTCGTCGCCGATGAGGCATCCGGCATCGACGAGAAGGTCTACGAAGCAGCCAGCGGCTCAATGAGTAGTTCCGGTGCAATTACCCTGCTGATCGGCAATCCGACACGAGATTCCGGGTTCTTCTGGAGGACCCACACGCTGGAGCGCGACCGCTGGCGCTGCATGACCGTGTCCAGTGCCGATAGCACGCGCGTGTCGCCCGACTACATCACCGAGATGTCGGAGCGCTACGGCAGCGAGAGCAACGCGTTCCGCGTCAGGGTCCTGGGTCAGTTCCCATCGGGCAGCGATGACGTGTTCATCCCCGGCGAACTGGTCGACAGCGCGATGAACCGCGACATGGCATTGGACACGGGTGCGCCGATCCTGTGGGGCGTAGACGTGGCAAGGTTCGGTGCTGATGCATCGGTGCTTATCAAGCGCCAAGGCTCATGCGTGACCGAGCCGCCCCGGCGTTGGCGCAACATAGACCTGATGGCACTGGCAGGCGCGATCAAGCACGAATACGACCTGGCCCACAGCGCACGCCCCATGCTGATCGTGGTCGACTCGATCGGTATCGGCGCGGGCGTGGTCGACCGGCTCCAGGAGCAGGCGCTGCCGGTGCTGGGCGTGAACGTCGCCGAGTCGCCAGCCAACCAGACCAACTACATGCGCCTGCGTGACGAGCTATGGGGACGCATGCGGGAATGGCTCGCCACCCGTACCGTGCGCCTGCCCCGCGACGACCTCCTGAGAGGCGACCTCGTGGCGCCCAAATACACGTTCTCATCTACGGGCAAATTGACCATCGAATCCAAGGAGTCCATGAGGCGACGTGGACTGCCAAGCTGCGACTCGGCGGATGCGCTGATGCTCACCCTGGCGCAGCAGGGCCTGATGGTAACGTCAGCGAACCAGTCGTGGCTTTACGATACGCAGCCGGTGATGAATGGCATCCCAGGGATGGAGTGACCCGATGCAGCTGATCCACATCGAGCGGACCCTGATCGCCGATGCCAACCGGCAACTGATGCTGGCGCTGGAGCGGCGCAACAAGGCGGCAGAGCGCTGCGTCGAGGCGAACCAGCATGCGGCTGCGGCCAAGGCCGACCTGCTCCGCCGCCTCGCCGAGTGCCTCCAGGCTGGCACTGACATGGCCGCGCTGCGGAACACACTGCTGGGCAGCGGTATCAACGCGAGCATCGTCAGCACCATGCTGGAGGCCGCGCGCCATGGCGGCGCTTAACATCCTCGGCGTCGGCGACGAGCAGCAGCCGGGCAGCCTGCTGGGCATCCCCGGTGCGACGGTGCTGGACATCAGCCCGCCCAACGCCGACCGACCGGTGGAGCAACGCGATGCGCTGGCCGGGCTCTACAACAACGTCACCGACTACATAAAGCGCGAGCGGCAGAGGTCCAGCGACATGGGCCTGTGGAACGACGAGACGGGGATGCCGACAGGCAAGGGGCTGCTGAGTGTCGGCCAGCAATACGCCCAAGCCCTGCTGGCCGGCACAATCTCGCCGCGCATGCACGGTGGCCGCGCCCTAGAGTTCAAGCTTGACCCCACCGCGCCTGGCTTCGCCGATCGCATCAGCACCCGCACGCCCTCCGAGGTGCAGGTGCCGGACGTGCATAGCAATGCCAACTATCAGGTCGGTGCCGAGAGCTTCAACGCCAGCCAGGGCGGCGCCAAGGTGCCATACCAGCAGCGCACCGCCGACATCATCGCCCAACAGCCCGGCTTTGAGCGGTTCAAGGGCGGCAACTATCTCGATCCAGCCGAGGTGCATGAGGCCTACACCGCGCACCTGGAGAGCAACCTGCGCCGCATGTACGACGAGGTGAATGCCACGCCGTGGGGCAAGTTCGCGGCGAACTGGTATCCCGGCGCCAACAAGGTGACGACCGACACCGCGACGACGTATGGCCTCCAGCCGCGTCAGGGCGCTGCCATGGCAGCCCGCCTGTCACCCGGTACGCCATGGGATATGAACGTGGCGCAGTTCAATCGCACGGTTGATATCGTCAGCAAGCACTCAGACACCCCGATGACCGAAGCGATGCATCGGCTGTATCGCGAAAAGTATGGCGTTGAGTTCCTCTCAGACGGTAAACCCAACCCGGAATACAAGCCGAAATGGGGCACCAACTTCGACACCATCAGCCGACCTGGCAGCACGCTGAACGACCACGCCGGCCCCGATGCGGGGCTGTTTGTTCGCTTGTTCGATGAGGCGCATAACCCCAACTATCATGAATATCGTTTAGTCAATCCGGACGGCACATACGGCGCTGTCATGCCCGACAAATACACCCCCAACTCCAATGGCAATATCGGACAGGCTATTTCGATCTACCGCAATGGCAGCCTTGACAACATCAGCCGCGAGCTTGGCGATGGGCACAAGATCCGCTCGTTCTACAATAACATCGTCAGCCCGCATGGCGGTTCCGACGTGACGATCGACACGCATGCTATGGCGGCAGCCAACCTGATGCCGTGGGGTGCCTCACGCCCCGAGGTGGCCTACGGGTTCGGCAACAGCCCGCAAGGGCCGGCGTTCAAGAACTGGCTGACCGGCGCCAAGGGTGGTGCTGCTACCGGCAGTGATGGGCTCTACCCGCTCTATGCCGAGGCCTACCGGCGGGTGGCGCACGATGTCGGTATTCACCCGCGTGAGCTCCAGAGCATGACGTGGGAAGGCATCAAGGGGCTGTACGAACCAGCGGCGCGGCGTGGTGCGCGCGGCGACGCCATCCTGAACGAGAACTCTGACCTGTGGAGAGCTTACGAAAATGGCACACGATCCCACGCGGACGTCCAGTCTGCTATTCTCGGGCGGGGCATCAAAGAGCCCGAATGGTGGGCGAGACGAAGCACTCCCGGAGAGCAGTGGAAGCCCGTCGATTATCGCTTACCTTAAGCGCCACGGCATTCCGCTGACCCGCGACACCTACAAAGACGCGATGTGGGACCACGCCGCGGACGAGGAGTGGACGGCAGAGCACGAGGATTCGCTGCCGCGCGATTTGCGGCGGTGAGCCCGCTCGCAATCATCCTGATCGTGCTGCTGCTGCTCGTTCTATTCGGCGGCTTCTACGGCTACCGCGGCGGCTACTACGGCGGCAGCCCATACTACGGGCCGGGCATCGGCATCGTCGGGCTGGTCATCTTCGTGCTGCTGATCCTCTTGCTGATGGGACGCATCTGATGAGCGGCGTGATACCACCCGCGATACCACCCGGTCTGCGCCAGGGCATCAACCCGATGGCGCCGCAGGTGGGCCAGCAAGGCATGAACCCGCCACAGCAGGGATTGCTGGCGCCCAACACGCAGAGCTACGGGGCGCCACCGCTGCCACCGATCGAGGGGTTGGTGCGACCGATGGGCCAGCGGCCCACCGACCACCAGGTCATCGCCACCTTGCTCCCCAGGCGCCGCGACGAGGACATCCCCGACGACCCGACCGACGACCTGCCGCCTGAGATCCGGCCTTATGCCCTCGGCCTGCGTCCGAGCGTGCAGCCATCTTCGACCCCGTGGGTGCAGGAGATCGTCTACCAGCGCCTCGGCAAAGAGGACGATGAGATCAGTGAGATCAACCGATACTACTTTGGTATCGCGCGAAACTATGATGAAGAACTGAGCAGCCAGCGTGTTACCGCCAGCGAGTACTACAACGGCAAGGGCTTCGGCGACGAGCCGGCACTGAAGGGCCGATCGCAGCTGGTGATGACGGTTGTCAGAGACACGATCAGATCCACCCTCCCGAGCCTCCTGCGGGTGTTCACGGGTGTCGAGGACCCGGTGCATTTCGAGCCGATCAGCAACGAGATATCCGGCGACGACAAGCTGGCAACCATGCTGTCCCGCCAGGCGACCGACTACGCACGCTGGGCGCTGTTCGTGGCCAATCCAGGCTGGTCGATCCTGCACGATGCGCTGCTCGATGCGCTCACCCGCAAGGCGGGATGGGTGCGTTGGTCATGGGGCAAGAAACAGCAGATCCGCACCGAGGTGGCCGAGGGCCTCATCCTGCCGCAACTGCAGATGCTGCTCGCCGAGCCGGGGATCGAGGCCCAGCGCATCGTCAGGCGCCCGATGACCAAGGCCGAGCAGGAAGCGATGGCCAAGACGCCCGAGGGCCAGATGTATCTGGGTCAGGGCGGGCCTCCGGAATACTGGAGCGCCACCATCACACGCAGCGTGCAGCAGTCGTGGCCGATTGTTGAATCTGTGCCGTCCGAATGCGTGTGGGTGGTGTCCGACGCGTCCACCGTCAAGGAAGCGCGCGGTGTGTTCCATGTCAGAGACGTGTCCGCCTCCGACCTGATCGAGATGGGTTTGGATGAGCATGCGGTGCTGCGGGCGGGCGGTTCAGCGCCCACGACGCAGTGGCGGCGCGAGGCGATCGCCCGTGACAGTGCATCCGGGCACCACATGCACGGCGGGCCACCCAACGACCGCAGCATGGGCATGATCCGCTACATCGAAGGCTGGATCAGGTGCGACGCCGACAACGACCATAAAGCGGAACTCTTGCACACGCACAGCCTGGGCGACGATTGCCGGCTGGTGCAGTGGGAGCGCACCGACGAAATCCCCCTGTCCTGCTTTACGCCTTATCGCGAGCCTGGGCGGATCATCGGGTCGTCTGTGTCCGACATGGTGATGGACCTGCAGCGCCTGCAGTCCAGGGTGATGCGCGCGACGCTCGATAGCCTCGGGCAGGCGATGTACCCGCGGACGGTGATCACCCTCGGTCAGGTGAACATGTCCGACGTGCGCCAGACCGCTATCGGTTCGATCATCAGAGTCGCGCAGCAGGGCGCCGTGCAGGAGCTCGTGAAGCCGTTCGCCGGGGCAGCGGCGCTGCCGATCATGCAGTTGCTGGAGGGCGTCAGGGAGAGCCGCACCGGCATCACCCGCGCCTCCCAGGGCCTCACCGTCGACGAGCTCCAGAGCACCGCGCCGATCGCCGTGTCGCAGCAGACCAGTGCCGCGCAGGACCGCCTCGACATGATGGCGCGGACCTTGGCCGAGACCGGGCTGGCGCCGCTATACAGCGGTCTGCTGCGCATGCTCGCCAAGCAGCAGGACCGGCCCAACGTGATCCGCATCCGGGGCGAGTGGATATCGATCGATCCCAGAGCGCTGGGCACGATGTGGGAAGCCGCGGTCGAGGTCGGCGGCAAAGGCATGCCGATGGAGCGTCTCGCCATGCTCGCCCAGATCGCCCAGAAACAAGAACAAATCATCACCAACTACGGGTTGCAGAACCCGCTCGTGGGTGTGCCGGAATACCGCAACACGCTCGCGCGCATGCTGGAGACCGCGAACATCGCCGACGTGTCCAACTACTTCAAAGAGCTGCCGGACGACTGGCAGCCGCCGCCGCCTAACCAGGGGCCAACCCCGGAACAGGTGCTGGCCATGGTGCAGCAGCAGAAGACCGCCGCGGATCTGGAGACGGATCGTGCCAAGGCGCAGACCGATCGCAGTAAGGCGCTGTCGGACGACGATCGCGAGCGCGACAAGGCGGCGCTGGACGCATGGGTTGAGCTTTGGAAGATCGGCGCGCAGTTCGGCACGCCTGTTCCGAGCCTCGACGAGCTACGCGCGGCGATGCAGCCAGACCAGCCCAACCTTGGCCTCATCGGCGACCTGCCGCCGCCTACGTCCCCGCAGCAGCCGGCAACCGGTGTGCAGGGGCCGCAGCAGCCCAAGCCGGGGCCAGCCTCGCCGATGATGGGGATGGCGTCGGGACAGGGCGGAGGCCTGGGGGCCCAGCGTCCGCAGGCGCCGGTGGCTCCGCCGGTAGGCTCCACCCCGCCCGACACCGCTCATATGGTTCGCCAAGCGCTCGCCACCGGTAACTTGCCGACGACATACGGCCAGATCGCCGATCGGGCGGTGGCCGGCAACATCGCCGGCATGGGCGGGCCTTCGGTCAGGCCTCCGGGGTGAGCCATGGGTGACCGCACCAAGCGTCCGATGAGCGAGACGGAGCGGGATTTGATCATAACCCTCCGAATCCAGGGCAAAACCTATCCGGAACTGGCAAAACTGACCGGAAGACCCCTCGGAACCATCTCCAGCGTGCTTTCAACGGCCATTTTGACCCGAGAAGACATCAGAACCCGCGAGATGGACCCGACTGTGAAGCGGAAAACACCATGAACTGGACTTTGGACCTCAACGCCGAGCCAAAAAGCATCATGGAGGCCCGTCAGGAGGCTTCCATGGCCCAAAGAGTGCTGAATGACGCGGTTTTCGTCGATTTCCTCGACCAAATGCAGCTTTCTGCATCAAATACCGCGCTTTTCGATGACAAACTCGAGGTTCGGGACGCCGCACGGGTGAAGGTGCTGACCATTGCCGAGCTCAAGGCCCGGCTTCAGGAGGCGGCACGCCGCCCGGTGCAGGACGCTGAGGACCAGGAGCAGGCGACTGTTCATGAATAGGGGG